CTAGAATAAACAAAGACTAGAAAATCTAACAGTGAATCGGTCCTCGCACGGACAAGGAAACGACTCAATTAAGAAAAACTAGTAATAGAAATCCCTCTCACCACATCACCATAAGCTATGTTCTTCAGTACACGGGACGAATTTGGGAACCTTTCCCCGTTCAACAATGGAGGTCAGACCTATTAAAGTCGACTTACATCCATCACGGTAGGGTTTTTAAATAACCAAATATCCTCTTAAGGCGTACCTATCTCCAAGATGTTGACCCATCTTGGTGCTATTTAATGACGTAGACAAATTAGGAAGGAAGTAATAAGAGAAAGTATACTTGTCTGTCCAAGAACGGACCCCTATCCCCACTTGGTTCAAGGGTTAACAATAGGACAAGTAATTGAATAAGGCAAAACTACTTTCTAAAGAATAGACTATCTTCACGTAGTAAAAACCAAATCAGTCGCAAGAGTAAAAAGGACCCCCACGAACTGTAAGGTATGGTAGTACTGGCCTAAACCCAGTAAAATAATTATTGTACAGCGGCAACACGTGCCTCTGCTAACTTTATAGCCTTTTCACACTCTTTAAGAATTTCCGTAATACCAAGTGTACATGCAAGCATTGCATCATTGTTCACTGGGCTGCGAGCGGAAACAAGAAACTGAAAAACCTTCAAATAATCCGAAGAAGGAATTTCCACATAATCAACGTTCTTTTCATCATCGCATTTAAATTTCATAGCCTTCTCATGTAACTGCTTGCGCGTAGCTCGAACAGTTAAATCCTTTTCAAGTGCATCTTGACACCACTTGAGAAGTTCCGTGGCAAAGAAGCCAAATGGACCATCACCCTTATGGTTAGAACACCTACTATTTCGGATATTTTCGCGCATCCAGGCCATGCGTTTCATTGCGGAATCCATTTTATCCAAACAGTACTTAGCAGCACGTGTTTGAATTTGGTATTCGATTTGAGCTTCTTCAGAACCACGACCTGCCACAAGTAAATCATCCAAATGATCATTGGCCGTTTGCCACATTGCTGTATGGCATTCATAATTCTTTTCAGCTAATTCCAATTGTTGCCAGCAATAGCAATAAGGACAAACTTTTTCCTGGGTGGAATTTGACCAATCTGATCCAATGGAACCAACACCTCCACACAATTTTGGGGGTCCATCTCCCTTATGATTAGAAGAACGGCCTTTTAAAGATCCATCCTCAATAAGACCACTCAAAGTCTTCTCAATCATTACACGGATATGATCAACTTTACCAATTGGAGGTGAAGTAGGCTCAGAAATTTTGATGGTATCTGATTCGTCATCCTCATCATCCCGTTTTTCATCAAATCCACTCAAAGAGTTACGTAAACTCTGATTTTCAAGCAAAAGTCTACGAATTTGCTCTCCCATTGGTAAATTAACTTTCATAGGACCTCTTGCCTCATAATACTTTAACACAGAGGTTGCGTGCATTTTATGCATGTGGCGTAGAGACGCACCCCAGATTTGCGAATATGCGGTACCAGGCATAACAAACATTTTTACCTCGTTAGCAGTAATAGATGAGGCAGCAACATAAGATGTTGTATATTGCAATGAACCAGGAGCAGCACCATAAGGCAACAAGAACTGCAAATAAACTGAATAAATATGGACCGTAGTACTAGCATACGTTTCCCCAAATATCTCCATATGTGTGCTAGTAATATCCACACCATTCAAAGTAAGCGCATGTGACACAGTTCCAGCAACAGCTGTTGTGGCCTTAATATTTGGAGCAGCGAGACCGATTTGCAAAAAAGCAGTTACATAAGTAGGTTTGGGAACGACCTCACTAGTACACATATTTAAACCTTGAGTCAAAGTTTTACCAACACCAGCAACAGTGACAGGATACTTTGATGCAGGAGTTATTGTTTCAGAACGCGGTTGTTGCCAAACAGCAGCAGTACTAGGAAAAGTAATTATATACGTGTTATCCTTAACCTCAGCTTCAGCAGCACGCCCAAAATCAGAGAACAGAACACGCTCATCTGATGATGGCATTAAGAGTTCAATATCATACTCCCAATAAAAAGTACCGGTACCACCAGAGGGTGGAGTATATCCAGTATGGGAGAACATATATAAATGACCAAGTGACACGTTGCGCACATCTGAATTTTGTGCCTGTCGTAACCACATATCCTTCTTTGTTTTAAAAGTCAACGTAAAATCATTATACAGTGGCCAATCTTTAGCCCCATGTTGAGCCGCTACATCCATAATTTGTGCGGAACCCAACGCATCTGATTCACTATCAGCAGGATCTGTTTCAACAAACGCTGTTAAACCACCTGTTTGCGTCTTCGCACAACACTGCTTATAAATCAGTTTAATTGTGCCTCTCCACTTCTTATGGTAATCACAACCAGCTAACAACTGGTTATCAGTAGAGGAAACATCTGGATCCACACCAATTGTATAAGGATTAAGATCCAAGAAAGGAATAAGATTAGAATTGAATAACATACTTTCATATTGTGTGACAGTGCTACTACATTGCCAAGCGAATACTTTACCCCTAAAACGGCTTGAATTACCCATTTTCATCTTCTGAGGAGTAGCATTTTTCTGCATAGTGGTAAACTTGGAAGCAATTTTGTTAAAGAGCTTCTTTCTTGGATTACGTTTAACTTTGTTTTTCAAGTTATGAACGTTAATGCCTTTCAACAAACGACCAGCAGCTTTCTTTGCCTGAGCCACTGATAATTTCTTTGTCTTCTTATGTTTGGAGATCTTGTTAGGCGGACCATCACCTTTATGATTAGCTGAAGGCGTAAAAACGTTGGCATCATTTTTGAATTCCAATTTCGCACGTTTCTCAAGCTGAGAAATCTTTGGAATAGATGCACGATTACGTTTTCGTTCAACCTTAGTAGGGTCGCGCATCGCTTCAATGAGATCTATATGTTGCTCAGTTGCCTCATCATGGTCTGGCTTATCCCTAAAATAATCAATAGCGGGTTGCAAACCCGGAATAAGACCAGCCATTGTTTCTGCAGGACGAAATGCTTCGCCAATTGCATTAAGAACGCCACTCGGTTCTTCTTGCTTACCACGAAAATGTCTGTGCCCATTTTTGTAGGTACCTGCGGTCACTTTACGTGCTATAATACGAGGCGGACCTTCACCAGGATAGCCAAGAGTGGAATCAAACTCCCGGAATACTTTATTAATCGCAATACTTTCAGCGTAAGATTCTGACATCTTAAGGAAAATAAAAGGGAACATTTGATTACTGGCCAGACCCTTATCCTGATTATTGAATTCCTCAAAGCCGAAATACAACCATTCAAGCTCATAGTCAGTTTTATTCACAGATTTGACTCCACGCCATGTTACTCCATTGTGTATTATCTCATCATCTGAAGTATTATTAAATAAAGTTCGATGGGTTTGGGTATATAAGGTTATCATATTTGCTATATCTTTACGTAATTTCCTATTACCCCATGAATCTACTCGAACAGCGTATAATCGCAACAACACCCATCTAGGATCGACATCAAAATGCTGAAAAGGAGCTGTTTCCGATGCTTCAATAAGACAAGCCATTATACGATCATAATTAGGGGATGGCAAATAATAACCACCACTCATCTCAGATTTATTTGACACATAAACAACATCTTGGGCCGGTTGAGGTTGCAAACACTCATACTCTATAAGAGTGCCCCAAAGCCCCATCGTGGTTACTATAGCTGGCAAATTAAACCAAGGCATAATCTCATTTGAAATAGTCAAACGAACATCGTCACCACACAAAGAAAGAGCAACATTGTCATCCATGAAATTCTGATCCAAAGGAATAGGGTCAAGCTTCATTTTACTTCGTCTGACATTTTCTGCTTTGCCAAGAACAAGCCAGACCCACTCCCACAATATAGAAAAACCCAAAGTATTATCAACAATTGTATTAGATGAACCCGAAGGGTTTCCGAGAAAAAACATTAAAACATCACCAAATTCACCAAGAACAAAGCGGTATATTAAGATTCTATATATCATACGCAATTTGATACGCTCATTGGCATCTAATTCGGTCCAAAGTTGTCGAAGGCGTTGCACAGCCCACAGCAAAACAACAAACATTCTCGAATCCCATTGACCCCCATCAAGACCAAACGAATTACAAGGGCCTATTTTTAAATGTCGACGTATATCTTTATCCCAACCCCTAAAATACTTAGATGAACCTACTGTGC